TCAATCAGATATTGATTCTGATGGTAGTGGAGCATTAACTGTTCTTATATCACCTAACCTAGTAGCATCTCTAGCAGATAATGAAGCTGTTACTGTAAACAAACCTAGCTTTACTGTTTATCTTGAATCTGATGAAATTATGTATTCAACAGATGCTAGTGGTTTTTATAGTATTTCATTTGATGTTAGAGAGGTTATAACCTAATGCCTAGAAGTTTATCGTCTGCTTTACAAACTCAAGTATCTTCAACAGCAACTAAGACAGCTTTCTTAGTTGAATTAAATTTATCGTCAACTATTAGATTAACTGATTGGTATACAAATGTTACTTATGATTCTAATAGCTATGAAGCTGGTGGTTCTTTTTTACAGGTTGATGCAACAACTGAAACTGGTCAATTACAAGTAGATGAAGTTGGTATTACATTATCAAATGTTACCAGTACAATTAGAAGTCTTGTAGAAGATGGAGAATTTACAGATAAAATTGTTGATGTTTATTTAGCATATTTTGATGCTAATGAAACCATTGTTGGTGCAATTAATTTTTTTACAGGACAAATAAGAAACGTAGGTATAGTTGAAACTATTGATAATTCAACAATAAATCTTAGGGTTGCAAGTCATTGGTCAAATTGGAATTTAACAAAAGGCAGACATTTTTCTGACGAATCTCAACAAGCATTTAGTTCAGGTGATAGAGGAATGGAATTTGCAACTCAGGTTAAAGAAGATGTTAGGTGGGGTTTATAGATGGTTATTGGTTTCTTAACATTTTTAGGAATAGGTGGAGGAGCAGCAGCAGCCATAAGCTCTGTTCTTTCTTGGGGTTTAGCGATAGCAACTTTAGCAGTAGGTGTTAAAGGTTATAGACAGCTTAAAGATATGCAAGCTCAAGCTCAGACTATTATGGCTAATAAAACGTCTGCTGGCGGTAAGATTCCTGTTATATATGGCTCAAGACGTGTAGGTTCACAAATTATTTATATGGATACATATAATAATGATTCTAGAGATTTATATGTGGTCTATGCTTTGGCTATTGGCGAATGTGAGGAGATTATTGAAAGAACAATAGAATTAGATGGTAATTTAATAACTGATTCATCTAGATTTACAGAAGGCGGTTATGTTGGTTCAGATAAAATATCTTCAGGTGCAGGTGCATTAAATACAGCTTCACAAAATGGTGCAACAGTCATAAATGCTGGTGCAGGCGGTTTTGGTACAAATCCTGCTGGGCAATATAGATACGTTTTAAATTGTCATCATGGTGCAGCAAGTCAATCAGCAGACCCAATGTTAGTAGCTTCTATGACTAACTGGACTTCAAATCATAGATTAGATGGTATAGCTTATATAGCAGCTCATTATCAATGGGAAAGACATGGTATGTGGTCAGGAGTTCCACAATTAACTGTTCAAGTAAAGGGCAAAAAAGTTTATGACCCAAGAGATTCAGGTCAAACATTTGGTACTCCTTCTACTTATGAATGGTCAGATAATCCAGCCTTATGTTTTTTAGATTTTATTAGTAATAATGAATATGGTAAAGGATTAACAGCATCACAACTTAATATGTCAACCTTTAGCTCTGCTGCTAATACAGCAGATACTTTACAAGACAATCCTTATTATAATGGTACTGAAAAATCATTTACTTGGAGTGGCACTTCAGGCTCTAACTTTATTCTTGTATCAGCATCAGGCTCAGGTGGATTGCAGTGGTGGCAAAATAAAGTAGGTGAATTATTTACCTTAGAAGATTCTAGTGGAAATGTTGTTATAAATTCATTACCAATTACAGCAGTTCAAAGAACTCATGTTTATCGTCAGGGTGTTAAATTACAAATTTATTTTGCTGGTACTTTATCAGCAACATATGCTGAACAAACAGGTACTTCATTAGCAAAAGTTAGAAGATTTCATTGTAATGGTTATTTAGATACTAATAACAATGTGATAGACAATGCAAAAGAATTACTTGCAAATATGCGAGGTATTTTTCTTTATATCAATGGTCAATATGAATTATCTATAGAAGATACAGGTTCTTCTTCTTTTAGTATTACTGATGACCATATTATTTCTGATGCAGGTATATCAGTTGATTATGGTAATAAAGATAAAAAAGCAAATAAAGTAGTAGTTGAATTCTTTAACGCTAATAAAAAATACGAATTAGATACAGTTACAGTTCTACATGATGCAACTCCTGAATATTACTCAGATGATAATGATGAAATATTAGAAATTAAGGCTGAATTCCCTTATGTATCAGACCCATATATTGCTTATAACATGGGTAAAGCTATTCTTGTAAGAAGTAGAAATCAAACTACAATGCAGTTCTTGGGTACTCCTGAAATGTATAAGTTAAATGTTGGAGATATAGTAGATTTAACTTATACAGGTTTAGGATTCTCAGGCAAAATTTGTCGTGTCGAAGCATTAGAATTACAGTCAGATGGTTTAGTTGCAGTTAGTTTAATTGAATACTTTGATGTTTATACATGGGAAGTACCACCTCAAGAACCATTTGAAGATTTAGCTGATTTACCTTCTGCTTATGCAGTTGCAGCTCCAACAGGTTTAGCTTTTACTGATACTGATTCAAGTTCTACAGGCAGACCATTCTTATCTTGGGATGAACCAACTGACTTTCCTGATTATCAATATAGGGTTAATGTTGTCGATAGTTCAAGTAATCAAGTTTTAAATAGAATAGTTGATGTAACTAATTGTGATTTAAATTTTGTGCCTGTAAATGCTAATTATGTTGCTAGTGTTACTTCATTAAATGTATTAGGCTCAGAATCATCTCCAGCTACTTTAACTTTTACTATTGGTGATGCTCCTACAGGAACAGATGATTTGCAAGATGATTCAGTAACATTAGATAAAATAGGTGCTGATGTTCAGTCTGCAATTAATGCTGGTGGTACTAATTCAACTCAATTAATTAAATCTACATCAGCTCCAACAACAAGAGCTGATAGCTCTGCATTACAACCTCAAGATTTATGGGCAGATACTGATGATAATAATCAAATGTATGTTAGAAATGCATCTAATAATGGCTGGGTAAAAGCTAGAGATTCTTCATTAATAACTTTATATAATTCATTAAGTTCTACTGTATCTACTAACAGTACAAATATAGCTACAGCTCAAAGTGATATAGTTACTCTTACAACTGATACTTCAGCTAATGCTACAGCTATTACTAATCTAACATCTACAGTTAATAGTAATACATCAGCAATAAGTACTGAACAAACAACTAGAGCAAATGCAGATACAGCTTTAGCAGCAGATATAACCAGCCTAACATCTACAGTTAATAGCAATACTTCTGCTATAAGTTCTGAAGCTACAACAAGAGCTAATGCTGACACTGCTCTTGCTTCTGACATTACAAGTCTTACTTCTACAGTTAATGGTAACACTGCATCTATAACAACAAATGCAACAGCAATAACCGATATTAATGACAATGCATCTGCATCTTATGTTTTACAGTTAAATGCAAATGGCAAAGTTGCACAAATGGTTCTTGAAAGTAATGCAGATTCAGGAACAGGTGCAACAAGCACGATAGCTTTCTTGGCTGATACTTTTAAAATTGATAATGATGCAGGCTCTAGTATAAGTCCATTTGTTGTAAGTGGTGGCTCTGTACTTATTGATAATGCAACAATAAATAATCTTTCAGCAGATAAGATATTAATTGATGGTGTCACTATTGATACTGATGGAAGTGGTAATTTAATACTTGGTAATTTTGATGTTAATACTAATGCTAATGCAGATTCTATAGGTGCAGTTAAAGGTTCTATTGGCACATTTTCAGCTACTTATTTTGTATTAGGAGCACCAATAAGTAGTTTCTATACTTATCAATTAAGAAATTCTGATAGCACAACTGGTAATTTATCAAGTTTATTATCAACGCCAATAACTATTACAGTTCCACCTACTGCAACTGCAACTACTCAACAATTTATTGCAACTGTGGATATGTCACCAACAGGTAGTGCTGGTGGTGGTGGAACAGATACAACTTATCTAACTATTGGTATGTCAACAAGCTCTAGTGCAACTACAGTTTGGACTACAGGAGAAAGTTATGAATATATTGGTTCACATATTCCATTAAGTGTATCTATTATATTTTCAATAACCACATCAACAACTGCATCTGTTACAAGATATGTTCATGCTTATGCTGGTGCATTAGATTTAAGTGGTAGTTTTAAGGCTACAGTTACAGTAGAGGGTTTATATAGATGATAGAAATAAGTGTATATAAAAAATCTGATGGAGTTATTATTGAAAATAGGTCAGTAAATACTTTAGATGAAATGAATACATTAGATGATTCTATATATGGATATATAGAAGGTCATTATGATATTGAAAAATACAAATATATTGATGATGAAATAGTTACATATCAAAAACCAGTCGAAGATATAAAAATACAAATAAGAAAATTTAGAGATGAATTATTAGCAAAATCAGATTGGACTCAAAATAATGATAGTCCTTTATCTGAAACTAAAAAACAAGCATGGGCAACATATAGACAAGCATTAAGGGATTTACCTTCACAATACAACTCAGATGATAATATTACTGATGTTATATTTCCAACTATCCCTGAATGATTTAAGATATATAAAATAGGATTTTATTATGGCACAACACGATTACAACATAGCAAACCAGTCAGGTG